TCATTACCCGAACTGGTGTTGAAAAGATAATGGCTCATGACAACATAACGGTCACCTATGAGGTTGTACCTGAGTTAACAGAGGGGCAGGAGAACTGCTGTATCAAGGCTACTGCCGAAAAATTAGATGCCAATGGTGAGGTATACACCGTGGAATCTTTTGGGACGGCTAACCACTACAACTGTCCCGTAAAAACTAAAAAAGCTGGCGGTGCATTACCCCACTATCCAGTAGAGACCGCTGAAAAGCGAGCAAAAGCGAGAGCCGTTCTACAAATCACTGGGTTCTACTCAGAGGGCGTATTTAGCGAAGACGAGTCCGAAGACTTCAGGCGTGCTAAATAAGAATGGCGAAAAGGGCGAGGCACTCTTGTCTAGTTATCTAACCAAGCTAGGCTATGAGTGTTTCTCCGCCCCTCCTAGAAGATTCCCAGATTGGGACATAAAAGCTATTACCCCTGACGGCAAAACAGTTTTGGTTGAGGTAAAGCTAGATGTAATTGGTATGTTTCTAAAGAACAGGAAAGGATTCAACTTTTACATCGAGATGTTTAACACGAAGCAGTTTGAGCCTAGTGGTATATTCAAGACAAAATCAGAGAAGTATGCATATTTTTTCTTGATGCCTGACAACACATATCGTTTGTATGTTTTTAATACTAGGGAGCTCAGAAATTTTTTATGTGAGAACATGACGATTCCCACAACTGGAAATTCAATAGAGGGGAACGCTGCTGGTTGGCTTTTACCTAACACAAGCCTGCCACAAATTAACCATACCCTAATAACACTAGACCGAGAAGGAAACTATGTTAATAGCAACACTCATTATTATAACAACGATTATATTGGCTGATGTCCAAAGCAAAAGGTCGAAGAACCGTTACTAAGGCTATAGAGTTTTTCCACGAAAAAGGAATGATAGTGGACGAAGTAGAACTTGGGGGGCGGTTCCGAAAATCCAAAGACCTGTTTGCTGGGCTATGCACCAAGTGCTGGAATGAACATTGTAATTGTAATGAGCTTGTATTTGATGGGTTTGACATCATAGCAATGGATGGTAAAAATGTTTGGTTGGTTCAGGTAAAAACAAACCGACCACCAGCACAAAAACCTTATATTCGTTTTGCTAAGAAGTTTGCTAGTAAATATATTAGGGTTCTTGCAATGACGTGGTATGACCGCAAGGGATGGGTCACCCACACGTTTAACAAAAATGGAACCGTAACTAAAAGAGACTTAAGAAAAACTAATGAGAAAAGAAATGACAGTAAATGAATTATCTATACTAAAAATATTAAACGAGCAAGGCAAGGCTTTCTATAAGGATATAGAGCCGAAGATGAAACTTGAGGCTCACGATAAATATTGGACAACCTTTTCAACAATATGTAGCCTTATTCAAGCAGGTGTAATAGTGTCTGATAACAAGTACCCGTCTACTTATTCACTAACCCCGTATGGCAAGGTTAAGGCTAAGGAAGTGTTATGAGCCAACTTGACCAAAGGCACTTAGAGGAGGTGCTGGTTGGTACGCTCATTGCCAGTAAGGAATACAGAGACCTTATATTTAATGTAACGGATGCTAACCACTTCCCTAATTTACACCCTATTTATATAGAGGCGTGCAAGCAACACGTGGAGGGTATCTTGTTCAATGAGGATACCCTAGCCGCTAGACTAGATAATTTTGATTCTGGGTATCTTCTTGAATTACAGATGCATCAGAGAACCTCAGAACACGACATCAAAGGTTATGCTCGGATTCTCAAGGACACGGCTGATAGGCGAAAATTAACTAGGTCGCTCACCTATGCTACTAAACTAGCCCATAACCCATCTACGACTATGGATGAGTTAATGATACAGATAGACAAGCTAAGTGGCGAACTGGATGAGGCAACTCCAGTAGATGCTTTAACTCCAACACAAATTTTTGAGCGAGAAGAGTCCGAGCCGAAGAAGGAGAAGCTAATGACTGGTGAAGCCAAGATAGATAATCAGCTATACCAACACGTAGGGCTACACAAGGGTGACATCAATGTGATACTTGCAGATTCAGGTCACGGCAAAACCCAGTGGTCAACTTTTTTAGCATCTAAATTAGCGGTACAAGGGTATCAAGGTTTATGGTTTCAGATGGAGGATTACGATGTGAATACTGCCACACAATTAGCCCTGCAAGCAGTATCATACGCTGATAATGTTCGCATCGTAGACACCACCGATGACATAGACGAAATCAAACGTTTGTGTCGTTTAGCAAAAATTGAGGGTGGTTTAGACTTTGTAGTCATTGATTATATACAAGAAGTCTATGCTCAGGGAAGATACGATTCTAGAACCTTAGAGATAAACTATGTAACAAAAATACTAAAGCAGATAGCCAAGGAGCTCAATGTGTTGGTTATTGTGCCTAGTCAGGTAACTATCTCTGAGTACAATCGCTCAGGTTGGCAACTAGAGCCTAAGTACAAGGATGCTCAATGGGCTCAGGTTATTAAGAACGTGGCTCATTGTATGACCTCAGTGTTTCGTCCTAATATGGTTGAATCCTTAATATTGATGGATGGGCTTGGCGACCTCAAGGTCAAGGGCTGGAGAGATGGTGATGTACATTCTTATGAGAGCGTATTTATTAAGGTTGTAAAAAGCAGGCGAGGTCAGCTCACCCACGAGCGTATTAAAGCATTACACCACAAAGACCTAGGGCTAAAAATTTAGTTATTGATTTTCTTCACTCACTTATTTACTTTTAAACTTCAACTATAACTTAATCAAAGAAAAATGGCGACAATTATAAACGCATCAATAGACGTAACAAAAATACCAAAAGATTCGTTAGTAAAAGGTAAAAAGGGCACCTATGCCAACGTTACCGTGTTCATAAACGATGAGACTAGATTTGGAAACAACGCTAGTATTGCAATGAGCCAATCGAAAGAACAACGAGAGGCAGGAGACCCAAAAGTGTATTTAGGCAACGGACGTGTAGTATACACTGAAGGAGCCGTGACAGTAGCAGAACGGGAGGGCGTAGATGCTCCAGAGCCAGTGCTTGAGGCAGCACTTCCCTTTTGATAAAGACCCTATTCTGCGTCTCATAATAGAGAAACTTATGTGATAGTGTATTTTCATTAGTATTCCTTATGAATGGAGGGTGTGAAAGCCCCCATTCTTTTTCAGGACAATCCTGACAAACCATGGAACAAAACATTAACTTGTTAGTTTCTCGTTTTAGTTAAAGATGACCTAAGGGGGCTTGTGCGAGCAACGCCCCTTTTTATTGGTATTGATATTTCTTGTAGAACTACCTAGATTTTAATATTTAACTAAATGAATGTATATGTATTACGATTATTTTAGCATCAAAGAATTTCTGGTGGATAGAGTTATGATAGATGTTCCTATTCACGTAGTTGATAAGATAGAAAAGTATCATAAGCCAATAATTAATCCTATACGCCACAAAATAGGTCAGCCCATACAAATATCTCAGAACAGTGGCTATCGCTCTAAGGACTGGGAATTATCGCATGGCAGAAGCGGAACATCAGAGCACACTTTTACTGGATTAGGCGCTGTAGATTATACGTGCGCAAATCTAGAGCTTTTATTAGAGGAGCTTAGACACTCTGATTACAAAAGAATTTGCTATTACCCTGAGCAAAAGTTTATACACTGTGACCACAAAGGTGACAGGTACCACGAATTTGAAGTAGATGAGGACGGAAAATGGCAATACAAAGGCGAAAGGAAATAACTACATTTACTATAGACAACCGAACTGTTCATGAGGCTAAACTCAAGAAGGTAAATGTCGTTGCTATGCCTAAGGTTAAAAAGTCTCGGAAAAAGGTATTGAGTAGAGAACGTGTTATTCCTATCATTGATTTCACAGTATATTTAATTAACAAAAGAGCCGTAACTATGACTTGGACTTGGTTAAAATCTAGACTAAAAGAACCCTCAACGTATCAGGGTGTAACCGCTATAGCTGGTGCTATTGGTGTAAGCATACAGCCCGACCTATACGAATCTATTGCTGCATTAATGGTGGCTATAATTGGTGTTATTCAGACCATCAAGAAGGAGA